ATCAAAAAAATAATTATGATTTAACTATTCAAATATTAAATGAAAATACTTTAATTATTGAAAAAAATAAAGATATTAATGAAAAAATTAAAGAGATCAATGATAAGATCAAATATATTAAAAATAGTAAATGTGATATATATGATAAAATGAAATTAGAACAAATTAAATATGAAAAATTATTAGAAGAAAAATTATTATTAGAAGAAAAAAATATAGAATTAACTAATAAAATACAATTATATGATTCAATAATTATAATTAATAAAAATTTATCTGAAATTGATAAATTAAATAAATCAAATGAATTATTAATAAATGATATTACAAAATTAAATCTAGATAGAGATAATTTATTAATTGATAAAAATAATAATTCCACTTTTCTTAATTCTCTTTTAAATGATATTACTCAATTTGATATTATTAAAACTGAATATTTTAGATATAATATCATTAAAAATATTATTGGTAAAGATGGTTTACAATTATATCTATTACAAGAATATCTTCCTATTATTTCTAAACGTGTTAATGATATTATTACTATTTTTATTGATAAATATATTAATTTAGAATTAATTAATGATGATATTGTTATGAAATCATATACTAAAGATGGTAAAATTGTTAATACATATGGTGGTATGGAATCTTTTATTTTAGATTTATCATTAAAAATTGTTATTAGTGGTATTGCTAAAATTTCTCAATCTAATTTTATATTTATTGATGAAGGTATTAGTGTTCTCGATAATGAACATATTAATAATATTGATATTCTCTTTAATTTTTTAAGAAATTATTATGATAAAATTATTTTAATTAGTCATATTGAATCTGTTAAAGATCATATTGATAATATTTTAACTATTGATAAACTTAATAATCTATCTAAAGTTTTTAATATTAAATGAAAAAATATATAATAAATTATATTATTTTATATATATTTATGAACAATTATAAAGAATATTATAGATCTTTATTAGATAAATATATTCGTAAAATTAAAAAAATCTATAAATTCTCTAAAAATGATATTGATGATAAAACTAAAGAAAAATTAATTAGATATATCAATAAAGCTGAATATTATTTGATATTATATCATATGAATTAATTTATTTATATAATTTTATTGTATCATTTATTCTATTTATTATTTCTAATATCTCTTTATTATTCTCTTCTATTTTTTCATTCTTATATATTGATTCTATTATTTGTTTTATTATTTGTATTACTGATATTACACCTTTTATATCCTTATTTAATATATTATTCTCATTTAATAATCTATTTAATAATATTTCATAATTTCTATACATCATCATATTTCTATTATTTTTATTATATTCCTCTATTTTCGATTTATTTATATTTTCTATTATTTTTTCTAATTTCAATCCTTTATAATTTATCTTCTTCTTATATTTATTTATTATATTTATATAATCATTATTTTGATCCATTATATAAATATATTATATTATTTTATTTATTTAACAATATTATATGAGATTAAATAAATAAACGAGTAAGCGCGAATGTAATGAGCACGAGTTATAACATAATGAATAATTATATAACAATATATTTGATGAATAATCATATAACAATATATTTGATGAATAATCATATAATAACGAGTAAGCGTGAATGTAATGAACACGAGTTATAACATAATAAATAATTATATAACAATATATTTGATGAATAATTATATAACAATATATTTGATGAATAATCATATAATAACGAGTAAGCGTGAATGTAATGAACACGAGTTATAACATAATAAATAATTATATAACAATATATTTGATGAATAATTATATAACAATATATTTGATGAATAATCATATAACAATATATTTGATGAATAATACTATATAATTACTCGTGTTCATTACATTCACGCTTACTCGTTATAACATAATAAATAATTATATAACAATATATTTGATGAATAATACTATATAATTACTCGTGCTCATTACATTCGCGCTTACTCGTTATTATATAAATATATTATATTGATTTATTTTTTTAATTGATCATTTATTTCATTAATAACTTTATTTATATCTTTGAATGATGTATTAAATTCATCTATTTTTTGTCTAATATCACTTGATAATTCTAATCCTTGAATTACTTTTAAAACTTCTGCTGTCTCACCATATGATCCTGATAAATTATTTAAATTTTGTAATAAATCATTAATATTCTTCTCCATATCTGTTAATTCTTTTTTTAATTCATCTTTTTTAACACTATTATATAAATTTTGAACTAAAGTTTTAAATTCTGTTTTTAATATATTATCTTTTAATTTATTTATATTTGTATTTAGATTTGAATATATTGATAATATATCTTGTTCACCTCCTATTTGTTGTGGTGATTGTTGTGATAATTGTTTAATTTTGGTATCTAATGAATCTTTAATTTTATTTATTTTAAGAATATTATCAAATATTTGTTTAATTTCTTTATTATGTTCAATATCTAAATCTTTAATACCGGATATAATATTCAATAAATTATTTATATCTCCTGATATTTTTGATAAAATATTTGTTATATTTGTTTTTATTTCATTTAATTTATCTAATATATTTTTATTATTAGTTGTTATTAAATTTATTGCTTTATTATTATCTATATTATTTTTATTTAAATTTGTAAATAAATTATTTAATGCATCTTTTACTGTTTTATTATCTATTTTTGATACTAATTCATTCATCTTAGTTTGATCTATTAATCCTCCTGTTTGTTTTATATTTCTAATACATTTCTTTAATTTATTATAATCTCTAGTTTCTGTTGTTTCAATTAATAAATCAAAATATTGTCTTGTATAATCCATATATATATTTATTATAGAAAATTTAATATTTTTATAATATTATTTAACATCATAGAAATATTTTAATTTATTTATCTTCTTCATATTTATTATATTTACAATATATGATATGAAATATAAATCCACCGAAGGGTGGCTGTGGCAAATAACACACCTAATATGAAATACACATATAAATTTTTATTATAACAATGCTCTAAACATGGACCTTCACAAGACATATTTATTTATACTATATTATTATATTACAAATTAAATCTATATAAACATTAATATATAATTATATATTATTTATATAAGATGATAAGTGTTTAATAAATACCATTATAATAAATTTAATAAGTTTATAATTAACATTATACTTAAACTAATAATATATCTAGAAAGATGTTATTATTATTAAATAGAGATACTATAACTGATATAATTAATATAATTTAAAAATAAATTTAATCAGATATCAAAAATAATTCATTATTATAATATTCATTATCTAGTTTAATATTTATACAAAATATATTAAATGAAAAAATGGAGATTAATATTTATAATTAATATTTAATTGATAATAACACTTTAGAAGTTTATTTAAATAATAAATATAATAAAATTTTTTTTGGTGATGATTTTTAATATAGATATACTAATGTTAGTCTCTATTCTATTACTGTTTATGAATAATCTAAATATTAAATTGATATAATTAAATAATATTTTAATAATTTAGATTAAATAATTATAACAGATGTTAATAGTTGTATTGGTGGTAATACTAATTTATTTTGTTAAAATTTTAAATTAGTTAATAGTATAGAATTAGATAAGATGAATTTTGATATATTGAAATATAATATGTAACAATATGATAATATTAAATTATATAATACAAATATGTTAAATATATTATATGAATTAAAATAAGATATCTTATTCTTTGATCCACCTTGGGGCTCAAGTGATTATAAATAATCTAATTTAATATCTTTTAATATAGGTTATTATTATTATAATCTATTTATTCCTATTGATTTTATTATTACTGATTCTAATATATCTAATATTTGTTCTATGATTATTATTAAAATCCCTCATAATTATGATATTTCATATATTTAAAAATATAATTAATTTAAATTTATTAATATATATAATATCAAAATGTATAGACATAATAAATCTATTAAAACTATTTATTAAATTATTATTATGACTAATTAAAATAAAAATAATATTTTATAAGAAAAAATTATGAGTTTTTTTAATCCATATGTATTTGATTGATTTAAAAAAATTGATAATTATAAACTATTATATATAATTATAATATTAATATTATAACTATATATAGAACTAATATGAATATATATTTAAATAAATTAAGACAAGATAAATATATAAATTCTATATTGAATCATATATTAAATAATAAATTATATGATCAAGCATGGTTATGTAAAGATGCACCTGATGATATTTTAATTAAAGCTGGTATTGATATTTATAAGAAAAATTTCTGTTATATTAGACATGATATAGGTGCTGATATTGTTGTTATTAAAGATAATATTACATATTTTATTAAATGTAAATATATTAAAAATCCATTAACATATGAAGATATGGGTGATTTTTTATTTTTAATATATGGTTATAATCTTAATTCTATTGTTTATTATAATACTCAATTAGGAGATTTAATTAAAGCTATATCAACTGGAAGAATTAAATATATACACTATTTAGATGAATAAATTTATTTTTTTATAAAAAAATTGCTTTATATAAAATATTATTATATATACTTATAATATTAATAATATAACTATATATACATCTAATATGAATAATTATATGAATAAATTTAAAGGCGATCTATATGAAAATTTTGTTTTAGATCATATATTAAATAATAAAATTTATGCCACAGGCACCTTCGGTAATCATGCATGGTTATGTAAAGATACTCCTGATTATGTTCTTATCAAAGCAGGTATTAATGTCTATAAAAAAAATTTTAATCTTGTTAGAAGTGATTTTGGTAAAGAGGAAAAATCTATAGATTTTCTCTCTAACCGATGATATTATTGCTATTAAAGATTATATTGTCACTTTTATACAATGTAAAAATTTTCAAGGATCGAACCGATATGTATAAATCATTTAAATTAAGAACAGATTTAAATAGACACCTAAATAAAAAAAATAAATGTAATAATGATGATTTATATTTAAAAGGAAAAAAGTTTATAGATGTAATTTATGTAATAAAATATTTAAATTAAAACACAATTATTTAGTTCATGTAAATAGAAAAAATAAATGTACTGATGATTCTTGATACCAATATATTTATTAATTTATTATATATTTTTCATAAAAAAATATATAAATTTTCATAATTTTTATGAAATTTGGTGAAATATTTTATGTTTTGAAAGGGCCTTTTTTGGGGGACTTTTACCCTTTTTTTCTCTCTCTCCCTCTCGAATGAAAAATTTTTTTTGAGTTTTTATTAATATTATTATATTTATTTATCTTAATATACATCTTAATATATAAATTATTATATTTTATAAACTTATTAATAAAAATATTTAAATTAAGTAATATGATTATATAATATATATATATATTAATACTATCTATTATACATCTTGTAATTATATATTTTTATACATTAAACTATTATATAATATATAATCAAAAAATAGATTAATATAACAATAATATAATTTATAACATCAAGATTATAATATATATATTTTTCATATTTGTTAATAAAAAATACTAATATGATTATATTAGTATCATAATCATATATAAATATTTTTATATGATCAAACTTGAAAATAATTTATATATAAAATTTTATTTATTAGATTAATATAGTGTTTATTTTATGTTATAATTATTATATATATCATAATTATTCTATAAGATTTAATAAGATATATATGTATACTTTTCTTATAATATAGATTATTTATAGTAATAAAATTATATTATAAGAAAAAATATAAATAACTTAAAAATAATATATATATAATTTATATATTAAAACTCGTTTTAGATCAAAAAATAATTATATTAATAAAATATAACTAAATAATATATTATTAATATAATTAAAAATAATATATGATAAAAAGATTATATATGATCAATAAAATAATACTTAATAAAAATATTAATATAAATTAATTAATTAAAAATAATATATGTTAAATATAATAATTTATATTATTTAAAGATATCAATAATCATATATAATTAAAAATAATTAATAAAAATAATTAATAAAAATAATTAATAACTGAAATAAAATATTATAAATAAGTTAAAAAAAATATATAAATATATATTAATATTGATATAATTATAATAATGAAATATACTTGTGAAGTTTGTAATAAAGAATTTAGTCAAAAAAGTAATTATTTAAATCATATAAATAAAAAAAATAAATGTAGTAAAGATGATATTAAAATAGATGGTAAAAAAGCTTATAAATGTAGTGGTTGTGATAAAATATTTAGTCAAAAATGTAATTATTTAGTTCATATAAATAAAATTAATAAATGTACTAAAGATGACAATATAGATGATATAGAAGAATTAGAAGATGATGAAATATTTTATGATCAAGTGACAGGTAAAAAATTAGAAGAAATATCAAAAGAAGATCTATTAAGAATCATAAAAAGTATGCCACAAGCACCTTTAGTGAATAATAATACAATAAATAATAATAATAATAATAATATAGATAATAGTATATCTAATGTAACTAATAATATCAATAATACAGCTAATGTTAATATTGGTAATTTTAATAATACAATAAATATAGTATCACATGGTAGAGAAGATGTTGGATTATTAGTAAAAGAAGAAGTTAAAGATATACTTAATTCAGGTTATAATTGTGTTTATAAATCTGTTATGTATACTTATTTTAATAGCAGACTTCCACAATTTAGTAATATTAGATACACAAATCCTAAATCTACCTATTGTCAAATATTTGTAGATGGTGAATGGAAATTAGCTAAATTCACTAATGTTGTAGAAGATATATTGACTAATCATTTTGGAGAAGTATCAGTAATGTGTACAGAAAATGATGAATTATTTGAATCTAATTTTAGAAAGAATTTAGTGACAGATTTTATAACAGACTATAAAAGATATGTATCATATGATACAGAGGATATCTATCCAGAGAATTGGAATTTAACTATGAAAAGAGAAAAACAGAAGGAAGTTCGTAATCGTTTAAATAAGAATAGAGATGAAATAAAGACATTAATCTTAAATAAATCGATAGAAATTAAAAAAATAGAAGATATAAAAATACAAAAAGAGAAATTATTAATACAAGAAATGAAATTAAGTAAGAAATTAGCTATGAAAAAAAAATTAGTTTAATGATTTTATATTTATTATCATATATAATAATAATAAATATAATTAGATTATTCATTATTTGATTTATAACTAAGATATATAGCACAAATGGCAAAAATAAGTGCTAAAATTTTATATATATCAAATTTTTCATTAAAAAAAATAATACCACTAATATATGCTAAAATAATAGATATACATGACCAAGAAAGATTAATAAAACTTAATGTATCATATTTATATGATATATATAATAAATATGAAATAATAATATATAATAATCCACTAATAAAAATACATCTTATATCATATTTATTACTTCCTCTTTTTAGACAATATTGTGCTATAGCTTCTAAAATAGATATAATTATAATTAAATATATAATAGTCTGTAAATTAGTATTCATTTATAATATTATTAGATATTATTATTGTGAATTAGTTATTATTTGATTAGATATTAACACTAATAATTGATATATTAGACCTATATTAGTATTAATATCTATTATTTGTAATTGTAAATTGACATTATTTTGTGCATTTATCACTATTTGATTTGATAATAATATAAATAATTGATTTACTATTGGTAATATTTGATTTATTATTTGTAGTTGATTTTGTACATTTAATATTAAATCATCTACATATTTTTTTGATGTTAAATCCAAATTATCAGTAATAGTATCATTAATTTTATAAATTTTTTCACTTTGTGGAGCTTTAATTTCAAATCCATCACTTGATATATTCGTTCTTATATAACCTTTATTATCTATATTATTATCTCTTATATTTATACCAACATTACTCGATTGATTATTACCCAATGCTCCTTCATTTAATGTAATTAATTTATTTAATATTTGTAAATTTGTAGTTTGTATACTATTTAAACTACCTATTATATTAACTATATCATTTGGTCCACCTATATGTATTGTTTTTTGATCTATATTCAATGTTGAACCAATATAAATATTTGTACTATTCTCTCCTATTTTCATATCACCAGAATAATCTATAGTTTGTATATTTAATGTACCTGTCATATTATCACCACTTTTAAATACATATCTATTATCTAAATTTGTTATATTCGTATTTATTGTATCTATATTATCTGTTAATGATGTAGTTACTCCACTCACTAAATTATTTGTTAAAGTATTTAAATTAACTATCTGATTTTGTAAATCATATACATCATCTTCTTCTTTTTGTGTTAAATTATCTAATTGTAATTGTAAATCATCTATATCTTGTTGTTCTTTATTAGATAAATTAGTATATTTTATTTCTAAATCATCATCATCTTGTTGTTGTTTATTAGATAAATTAGTATATTTTGTTTCTAAATCTAAATCATCATTATTTTGTTTAGTAGATAAATTAGTATATTTAGTCTCTAAATCATCATCATCTTGTTGTTGTTTATTTGATAAATTGGTATATTTTGTTTCTAAATCTAAATTATCATCATTTTGTTTATTTGATAAATTAGTTATTTGATCTTGTAAATTATCTTTATCTTCTTGTTGTTTATTTGACAAATTTGTATGTTTTGTTTCTAAATCATCATCATCTTGTTGTTGTTTATTTGACAAATTACTATATTTTGTTTCTAAATCTAAATCATCATCATTTTGTTTATTTGATAAAATATTTATTTGATTTTGTATATCACTATTATCATTAGTTTGTTTATTCAATAAATTAGTTATTCTTAAATTAATATCATCATGTTGTGTATTATTATTTGTTGTTAATGTTATTATTTTATTATCTAAATTATTATAATTACTTATTATTGTTGTTTTATTTGTAGTATTATCATCTTCTAAAATAATTAATCTATTATCTTGTGTGATATTATATTGATCAATATTATCTAAATGTGTTGTATGTATAATATCTTTATCTTTGAGATCATTAATTTGATTAGTGAAATTATTTTCAAAATTAGTAGTTAAAGTATCTTGTATTTCATTAACTTTAGTAGAAACAGAATTAAAATTAGATGTTAAATTATTTAAATAGTTATTAACTTGAGATAATTTCGCATTATTATTAAGATTATTAAAATTAGGATCTAATATATTATTTTGTAAAGTGTTATAACTAGATAAAACATTATTAAATGTTGTATTTAAATTACTAAATAAACTTGTTAAATTGATATTAGTATTAGGTATAGACATTATTATTTATCATATTATTTATAAATATATTAATTTCATTTATCTAATTTATTTTATTATTATTTTATCTTATTTATATAATCGCGTAATTCTTGATTATATATATTATTTGTAATTGAATTATTTTCTATTTACTATATATATCTTTTTCTATCTTTAATATCTGTTTTTTTTCATTTTTCTCACCAAATGCTCTTGATATACTATTATCTATCAATATAATATATCATATGAAAATTTATAATATATATTCTTATTAACATATTCATATATAGTTTTAGTATGGTCTTGTAATATACCAGTATGTAAAAATATATTATTATTGATAATCATTTTTTTCAAAATCAAATACACCATCAACAAAGTTACCTATTTCATGATTACCATATAATGATATAATTTATCAAATATTTGTTATTATACAAAATTATTGTATGAGAATATATATATAATTTAATATAAGTTAATTTAAAATTGTAATAATAGATGAAATTTATTTGATAAAATTATGATTATAAGACAAATAAAACTTATATTTTGATAGCTAATAATTATCAAGTTTAATGTAATGGTATAATTAGATTTTTAAATAAATCATTTAAATTAAGATGATAATAAAAAATAAAAAAACATATTATCAATTATAGAATAATTTTTGATATCATTTATATAAAATTTCAATTTATTATATATATGATTCATTCTATAATTAAATTATTATATTATAATTAATCAATATTATAAATATATTTACATTTACAATTTCTTATTTTTAAATATTTTAATTTAGTACAATATTCAAAACTAATAAATCTAAAAATATTACTTGATAAGATTATTTTTTCAATATTAGGTAAATCAAATTTAATATATTATTCATTAAATTTATTATTTTAGATATTTAAATATTTTAATTCTTTTAAATGATCAATTTAATGTATTTATGATAATTTATTATGAGATACATCTAAATATTATATTTAACAATTAATATTAAAATACAGATTTAATAAAGTATTTTTTTTAGCACAAATATATTTAATATGTTTATTAGATCTTAAATCAATAAAATATATTAAGGTATTATTTATAATTAATTTTTCTAATAATTATAAAGATTAAATGGTTTCTCTTGGAAATATCATTATATCAGAATTTGATAAATCTAAATATTTAACTTATATAAAATATTCTATAAATTTATTATTATAAACTTTATATTTTTAATTAGTATATAATAATATTTATATATCTTATAACTTAAATGTTTTCTTTAATAATTATTAATCTTTATCATTTAATTATTTTGTGATTTATAATCCTTTTAAATCTAACCAATCTATCTAATTATAATATTATATCTAAGTTTATTTATTTTTCTTTTTTAATATTTAAAATTATTAAGATTATTATTAGATAATATAATTTATCATTTATTAATTTATTCTAATAACATTATTAATATTATATTTCAAATATTAATTTAATATATTATCTTTAATTAGATGAATATTATCTAATGATTAATATTTCTTTATTATATTTGAATTGCATTATTATAATATTTATTTTAATTTAATATCTTTTGATAAGATAATTAAATCATCAATATCTAAAAAGATAAAGATATTAGTTAAGATATAAGTATCTAGTTAATTCATTATATAATTATAATAATGAATAAATAATATAGATATTTTTAATATATTTAATTTAGCAATTTTTTTTATATAAGATGTATAATTTTATAATAGCAATATATAACAAAATATTACAAATATATTATAAAATATATTATAAAACAGAATATAATAATGATATTGAAATGATAAAAATATTAAATAATAATCTTAATAATAATAATAATGATAATAAATATGAATTATATACTATATATGAACTTGATGAAAAATATTAAATAATAATCTTAATAATAATAATAATGATAATAAATATGAATTATATACTATATATGAACTTGATGCCATAGGCACCTTCGGTGAAAAATAATTGTTAAATCTAATATATTATATATAATAAGAGATTATATATGATATATAATAGATAAAAATGATAATAAATATGAATTATATACTATATATGAACTTGATGCCATAGGCACCTTCGGTGAAAAATAATTGTTAAATCTAATATATTATATATAATGAGAGATTATATATAATGAGAGATTATATATGATATATAATAGATAAAAATGATATATTTGATAATATTATTATTAAATTTAATAAATGTATATTCATATGCCACAGATACCTTCAGTGAAAATATAAATCCTATATGTAAATTTAATTACAATATTTATGATTATAAAATAGATTATAATTATAAATATGATGATATAAAATACAAAAATCACAAAGATTATTATATAGAAATAATTGATTTAAATAAAGATAATAAAACAGATGTAACAAAATTATATGATATAACAAAAGATTATAAATATTTATCAGAAAAATCAGTATTAGATATATTAGTATTTAGATATTTATATAATAATATTGGTTGTAATTGTATATTATTTAGACAAAATCAATACAAAAATAAAATGAATATATGTTTTTATTATTTTTCATTAGATGATTTAATAAATGATAAAGTTAGTATAAAAATATTTATAAATAATATATTAAAAAGTGAATATAAATATAATAGAATTGGTCATAGTGATAGATCATTGAGAGAATTGATAAAAGAGTTTAAAATAATGTATTACAATATAAATTATTATAATCCTAATATTGAGTTTAATTATTTAGAGAAAGAGATAATGATAAGAGATAGTATGAAATTTAGTAGATATATACATAGATTATGGTTTGATAGAAGTTTTATAAAATATAAATTTATTTAAATAAAATAATTTCAAAATGACTAATAAATATTTTTTTATAACAGCTAATAAAATATAATATTATATATTTTTATTAATAATGATAAAATGTCAAAAGAAAGTGAAATTGAAAAAAAAATAGAAACACATGAAATTATACAAAATATTATAAAAGATAATAATAATGATAAAAATGATAATTATAATGTTGAAATTAAACAAAATAAAGAAGGTAAATTAATATGGAATATTCAAACAGAAGATTTATTAGTATCATGGGCAGATAATGCTGCATGTTATAAATGGTTACATGAAGAAACTTATAAGAAATATTCATTTAAAAAACATTGGTTTGCTCTACCTATTATTATTTTATCAGCTGCTTTAGGTTTATTAAATGTTGGTTTACAAGGTTATGTTCCACAAGAATATATGAATTTAGCTCAAGCTTGTATTGGTGGTATTAATTTCTTTGTTACTGTTTTAACTATTATACAAAATTATTTTAAATATGCTGAATCTAGTGATGATCATCATAAAGTCTATGGGTTGGAGTAAATTTCATAGAAATATTGTTATTGAATTATCTGTTGATATTGAACATAGAGGCGATGCTGATGGTTTTATTAGATTTTCTAGAAAAGAATATGATCGTTTATTAGAAGAATCACCAACAATACCAGATGATATAATATTGAGATTTAATGATGAATTTAAAAAAATACAGAAAAAGAAAGATAAAAAAATTAATAAATTACAAAAAGATAATATTAAAACTAAATTAAATAAACAAAAATCTTTATTATCTAAACAATCTTTTTTCTCATCCACTCAATTCCCTACTCAAACTAATATTGATTTAGAACCTACTGAAGAATCTTTATTAATAGAAGAATTAGAAAGAGATAAATTAATTGTACCTGATATATGTGGTTCTATTAGTCATACTAAAGTTTATAGACCTAAAATTAAATCTAATCCTGTTAGTCCTAATAATATTAATTTTTCTAATTCTTCTAATCCTTCTATACATGATGATAATTATGACAAAATTAATAAAAAACCTTTAGATGATAAAATTAAAGAATTAGATGAAAGAATTTCTGGTGTTAATCAATCTAAATTAGCTATGATTGGACAAAAATTAGGTCCTTTATATTCTTTATTAGTCGAAACTATGAGATTTAATGAAGATAATCATAATCCTAATATTAGTCATTATCATAATAATCATAATATTATAAAAGAAAAAAATAAAATTAATATAGATGATAAACATATAGATAAATTAAATATAATAAATAATAATGTTAATGTAAAAACAAATATTACGAGAAATAGAAATACATCTTTAGAGGAATATATTAATCCATTATCTAAACCACCAAAAGATAAATCTAGAAGTATTTTTATTAATAATAGTGCTACTACTAATAGTTTTAAAGATGAATTAAAAGCTAAAAGTGAAATCTTTAATAAAAATTTAAATGAAAAAAAAGAATTAGATACTATTATTAATAGAGGTAATGTTAAAAGTTTAATTAATCGTTATACTATCAATTTAGGTCATCAACCTAATACACCTATTGATTTAAAAGAAATTGTTATTGATAATAATTCTCCTAATACTAATCCTTCTACTCCTATTGTTAAAATCATGTCTAATCCATCATCTCCAAGTTTAATATCTTCTAATATTAATGATGAATCTATTAAATTAATATCTAATAAAAATTCACTAAGTTTAATATCTTCTAAAATTGATAATAATAATTTAATTCAAAATATATCTAATGATAATAAATCTCCTAGTTTAATTTCATCTAATATTGATAAAATTAAAGAAGAATTGAAAGAGGAATTTATAAGTGATAATGATGAATTAGATAAGATATCAACACCTTCATTTTCAACTCCAAAAATATCAGAAATAAGAAATAATAATAATGATGATAATGATATTGAGATGAAAGAATTTAAATTAGAATAAATATATATAAAAATAAATTAAAATGATAATTATATAAAAAATAGTTTAATATAATTATCATTATATTATTAAAATGCCTAGAAAAGCAAAAAATAAAGAATCAACTAATATTAAAGAATCAACTATTAACAAAGATTCTAATAAAGTTAAAAATAAAGAATCAGTTAATATTAATAAAGATTCTAATATTAATACTAATAAAAATACTAAATATAGATTTAAATCTAATAATAATGAACAAGATGATATTATTGGTGATAATGTAATAAAACATATTAAAAATACTACTGAAGGTAGATCTGGTATTAATATTATGGAAAATATTAAAAATATGAAATCTGATGTTATTTTAGATATTGATAAAATTTTCTCTACTCCCACATGTGAAAATATTACTGATAAAAATTCTATTCATATTGATGAAAATGGTGATAAAGAAACTTTTAATGTTCTTATTAAAGATGATAATGGTGAATTTTCTAAATGTGCTTATGATTTTGGTATGAGAAATGATCCATCATGTACTGCATTAAGATATTTATCTAATTATGTTCCTATTTTAACTAAATTAGAATTTGTTAGAGATGATTCTACTGAAGAATCAAGATATAAAAATATTAGACATGAAAAAATGGTTAGATTTTTTACATTTAGAAAAGAAATGGATATTAAAAAATTTATTATTGATAATGAAATTAATTATTCTCCTCCTGGTCATGAAATTGTTAGTTTCTGTCAAGAAAATTATGATCTTCTTAATGATGAAGAAATTAGTGATATTCTAAATTCTAGAGATGATTGTATATTATTTGCTATTAAATATATTCATTTTAATCCTAGATTACCACAATTTCAAAATATTAAAATTATTGATACTGATACTCCTTATTGTTTAATATATAGAGATGACGAATGGGTTCATTTCCCTACTGATGACGCTTTAACTCATTTATTATCTACTCATATTGCAAGAATTAAACCATTATATATATTTAAAAATAAATTAATAGAGGATAATGTTAATAAATTTTTAATTTCTTTATTCTTTTTAAAATATGATATTTATATTAGATTTAAAGATTTAGGTTTTAGATTAACTATGACTGAAGTTATTCCAGAAGGTGTTATTGTCGATTATGATGGTAATATTTATGATTATTATTCTGTTGAAAGATTTTTAAAAAATATTTTTGATAAACAAAAACAATATATTAAAAGTTGTTTAAATAATGATGTTTCTAATAATGATACTTCTAATAATGATATTTCTAATAATAAAAATAATCCTAATTATATTGATATTTCTAAAAAGAAAATTAAAAAAAGAGAAGATTATTTTGAAACTGATATTAAAATGAATAAAGAAGTTTATGATAAAATTATGATGAAAGTTCATGATAAATATAAACAAATGTTTAATAGTTTTAATAATAATAATAAATTAGATAAAACTAATATTGAATTAAATGAAAATCTTACTAATAATATTGATTCTCAATTATATGATCATATTGATGATAAAATAGATAATGATAATAAATTAGATAAAATAGATAATGAGGAAATATCAACAAAAAAACGAGTTGTTAGAAAATCTAATAAAAAAAAAGAAGAAAATAATAATAAAGATAATAAAGATGATACACAAAATAAGAAAAGAGTTTATAAGAAAAAAAGTGATATAAATAAATGAAAATGAATATATAATTATTTTATATAAAATGAATTTAGATATTACAATACCATATTCATTTGATATTTTTAATAATAAAGATGAATTAATGAAAAATAATAAAGTTTTAGATTATATTAAAATGTTAATAAATATTGATCAAAAAATTGGTAATTTAATAGATTATTCTATTAGATTAGATATTTTTCATACTAAAATCACATATGATAATATTGATAATAAAGTTTTATTATTAGATGATATAATTGTTACTTTAATAAAAAAATATAAAAATAAAGAAGAATATACTAATATTATGTTTTGTTATAGATATATTATTGATTTTAAGATGTTTTATGATAATAATGATAACAAACTAATTAGATCTAAATTATAATAAAAAAATGCCATCGGTCTAAAATTAAAGATTTTAATAAAAATCTTTAATTTTATCCTCGCAGTAATTTTTTTTATACTCATTTATTTTATTCATGAGTATAAAAAAAATTGATAAATAAATATATAGTAAAAACTATGATAAAAATATAAAATTTAATATATATAATTAAACTATTTTTATGATTTAATAATAATTTAATTATTTATTCAGTGTTTAAAGTAATAACATCTAATATACATAATAATGTGAATTAGATGATTATAATAATATAATATAATAATTATAATTTTTAGATGATAATGACCATTTATATTTAAAATATATTAAATATGATAATGATCATATTATTGATGTTATTTCATTATTATAATTAATGGAACATAATTATTAAGATTATTTAGATGAATTATAAACTAATAATTTTAATTTTATAGATTTATCAAATATTATAAGATAATCAATAATAAGATTAAAAATAGTAATGAATAATAATATCTTGTAATTAAATAATCTTTAATTGAACTAATTATAATTATTAGATTTGTAAATTATATTACCATTATAATAAGATTATTATGAATAGATTATTATTTTACTAGATTCAAATAAGATTAGTTTAAATAAATTAGTATTATAATTTTAAATAAATGATGAAATAAATAATAATAATATTGATAATTTAATATAATTCATGAGTAGTATATCAGGAATTTAATATAATGATCTTAAATAATTTTAAATATAGTTAAATATATTACTATATCCAGATTATTAAATATTATTGAAAATAGCTAAAATATATTATAATTATAATATTAATAATATAAATAGATAGTTATAAATAAGTTATATAATAAATAATTATAATCATGAATATGAATAGATAATATAAATAATAAATAAATATAAGATATAATAATTGTTATTATTAAAAAAGAAAATAATATAATAATAATAAATTAAAAGAGTATTATGTAAATCTAATGTAAAAAGATATATAGAAATAATAAATCATATAATGAATGAATTAAATTGATAAAGATAATTGTTTTATTAAAATATATAAGATAAGAAAATTATATTATTATATATTATTAAATAGTATTAATAAATAATAATGGCTAACACAATAGAAGATTTTTTAAAAATATTATGTGAAGATGTTGGTATTAATAAAAATGAAATAAACCTAAATGTTTCACAACAAGAAAATAATCAAAATAATCAAAATAATCAAAATAATCAACAAATAATACAAAATCAACAACAACAACAACAACAACAACAACCAAATGTACAACAACCAATTGTACAACAACAACAATCATCACAACAAAATCAACAACAATCAAATAAAGAACAACAACCACAACAAAATAATCAACAAATGATACAAAAAGAACATCAAATTGATCAAAACAATCTACAAATTATACAAAAAGATCAACAAATGAAACAAAATAATAATTTAGAACAAACAAATAGTATAAAATATATAAACCAACAACATAATTTTTTTAAATTAATTAAATATAATCAAATTCATTTAAAAAATCAAGATGATTTAAAAGATCTATTTTCTTTATTAGAAAATCATGCTAAACTTTATACAAATTATATTAATAAAGATACTAAAGATACACCATTAGATAATGTTAATTTATGTGAATTATTGTTAAACCATTTTATATTATATTATAATTATATAAATAGTGAATCACAAATAAAAGTAGAAAATTTCACAAAACTACAATAATATAAAATCATTAAAGATCTATTATAACTCAAATTATATTTTAAATTAAGACATATTAGTGTGAAGTGGTATTGTATGATATTATGATCTTAATATATTTATGATATGAACCTCAATAAATAATATTTAAATTATATAATATTATGTTGTGATATTGTATATAAAAATATAGTTTGTACTTGTAATATGATATAAATTATAATAATATTTAATAAATGAAAATATAATATTATATTTAATAAAAATATATTTAGTTGTTATAATAATAATAATTTTTTCTTTTATAACTATATATTATAATTTTATAGTTATAAAAAATGAGTAATGAACAAAATAAAATAAATGAATGTATAAAAATGGCTACACATACATATAATCTAGCATATTATAAATTATATGGCCATAAATTATATAATAATTTCATTAAAACTGATAATAATATCATTAAAACTGATATTGATATTATTAAAGTATGTAATTTAGTATTATATAATAATACAGATACTAATGTAACTAATGGTATTGATTATATTAGCAATATTAATATAAATAATAATATATAATAATAAATTATATAAATTATATATATATATATATATATAATTTATTACTATGGATCAAAATAAAATTAATAATTTATTATTAGATGATGCTATTAGTCAAGATTTAAAAAATAAAATAAAAATTTTATTCAAACATTATGAAAATGAAGATGGGAATAAAATAATCCCAAAAGAAATATTAGAATATATAGATACTGTAAATAATATGGAATTATTAGATAACAAATTAACTTTATTAACTGAAAATAATTATGATTTAAATATGATAGAAAAAAAACAACAAAAAGAACAATTAGCACAACAACAACAACAAATAGATCAACAACAACAACAACAACAATTAAAACAACAAGACGCACAACAATTATTACAACAAAAAAATAATTTAAATTCATCATATAATAAAACAAATTATAATAATTCAGCACCTAATGAAACAAAAAAAAACAACATAGATATAAACATGTCAAAAATAGATAAAAAATACTCAAATAATAGTTCACAAAAAAAATTAGATATCACAAGACAATCATTAATATATCAAGGACAACAACAAAAAGTACAACAAAATAATAATGGTCTTGATATTAATTCATCACCTAATAATAAAAAAAACACACTAATACAATCGTCAAACACGTCAATTGATAACAATTTAATTAATAGTTCACAACATAATGATAATAACAAACAACATATATTAAGTAAATTAAAAGAATATAATTATACTTATAATAATGGTCTTATTCCATTAAGTTATGTAATTAACTTAGTTGAATCTTTAGATATAAATTAGATTTATTTATTTATGATTTATATATATAATTGTAATATTATCTATATAAATTATTTTATCATTATTAAGTACTTTTCACCTACAGTGCCTTCGGTAAAAAAATTGATGATAAAATAAATATTTCTTAAGAAATATTTATTTTATCCTCGAGCCGAGAAAGTCTTTAGACTTTCTCTCTCGACATCGGTCTAAAATAAACAAAGTTTATTTTATCCTCGCAGCAATTTTTTATATCTTACTCACTTCGTTTCGCAAGATATAAAAAATTGATAATAAATAAAATAGTTCTTTCTCATCATTGGTCAAAAATAAAATAATTTTATAAAAATAAGTTAATTAAGTTGCGATTAATTATCTTTCAAAAAAATGATCTTGGTTTTTTAATATAGTTATATAAATAATACTATATTTAAATCATAATAACAATTAGTTTTTATCTTACTTACTTTGTTCACTCATAAATAGCATAAAGCTATTTTTAAGACGGTTCACAAGATAAAAAAATTAGGCGCTAGAAAGATGCGCAAAAAAATTGAACCTGGTATTTAAATATGATTTTATAAATAAAATCATATTTAAATCCTCATATCAATTTTTTTTATTCACTCACTTCGTTCGCGAATAAAAAAAATTGAAAATATAAATATATATACATGCCATTAGATGATATCTATTAAAAATATTTTTTAAATCAAACTATAAATCATCATGAATAAAGATTATAAACAATAATAATTAAATTACAAATAAGTTATCAAAACTAAGTTAATAGAATTATTAAATAAATAATATAATTGTAATTAATCATAGAAAGTTTATTATATTCTATTGGAATTAGAGAATTATTTATTTAATTCTGAAAATTAACCATTATATAGAAATTAAAAAATGTGTAACTTTAATAGTTGTACATTTAAAGAAGATATAATAACAAAAAATATATAATTTTTGGCACCATAAAAAATATGTATGTCAAAACATGTATGTATCATTAAATAGTGTTGTTGTGCAAATTATCATGAAATAGATGTTTAATATATGAAAGATAATAATTAAAATTAATTTTATAATATTTAATATTAATTTAATGGTTCTTTAATTTCTAATCAAGGACAATCCAATAATCCTTAAAATTTTTATAAAGGACAATCCAATGGTACTATAAATACAAATCAAGGAAAATCCAATGGTACTATAAATACAAATCAACAATCAAATATTACTAATCAACAATCCAATTGTACTAATGTATAATAAACAGATTAAATATATTTAAATTAATGGAAAGATATTTAATATATTTAATAAAATTTGAATGAATTTTTATAATTAGATAAAGCTGTTTAAAGAACATATTTTGGATTAATTTTATCTCCATTAGTTTAGTAAAAGGCTGTAAATAAAGATTAAGTGCCAAAAATTGTGGGAATGTTAATTGACTTTGAAGTATTTGAAATATCTGAAATTATCGAAATTATTACAGTTGATACATTACTTATAGAAAGAGTTTAAGAGGCAGAAGAATTGATAACTAATGGTTAAGAACCATATGATTAAAATTAATTATAATATGATTAAGATTAATTACAACATGATAAATAAAACTAAGAACCATAAGATTAAGAATCTTAAAATTAATCACAAAAACTTACTGAAACTATTAAAGATGTTTTAAGTATAAAAAATCAAACAGACATTATTGAAGAATAAGAAAGCGTATATGATATGATACAAATAAAGTCTTAATTAAAAACTTTATCAGACTAATATCATGTTTCAAATTTAGAAAATTAGTTATTAAACTAATAACCATAAATTCATGAAGAATCGAAAAGTTAAGATAAAAACGAAGATCAATGGGTTATCAATTTAGGAAAATAATAAAATAATTTTTAATTAGACAAAGATTTTTAAGATTATATTAGTTATATTGAGGGGAAAACTAGTATTTAAATAGATGATAAAAGATAACAAAGTCTATATCAAACAATAACAAATCAAATAAAAGATAATAAATAAGTTATCAGACAAAAATATTTTTAAGAATACAAACTACAAGTAACAAAGTTTAATAATATTGATTAGTTATACAAATACTTAACTAATGAAAAATTCTTAGTAAATTTTTTATATACCATATAATAAAATGTCAAGAGTAGTAATTAGAAATATTTAATCTAATAACAAAAACAAGCTCATAATGATAAAATATAGAATTCATAAAAGTATAAATAAAACTAAGAAAAGAAATAAGATTAATAATAGTAGAAATAATTAAAATAGATAGGAAATGAATACTGTTAAATATTATAAAACGAAAAAATAAGATCCCTTTTTAAACATAATGATTCTTTTGAATCATTTTGCATGAGTTTAGCTAACAAATAAATACCAATAGAAATCAAAGAATTTGTTACATTTATATCTAATAATCCATAGTACTTAAATGATAATGGAGATTATCTATAAAAATATATAGATATGATTTAATAACCAAATAAGTGAATATGATATAGTTTATAATTCAACATATATTAAATTTTTTAATAATTTATTATTTTTTTATTGATTAATGAAAACACAAAAATTAAACAATAAGATTACTTTTAAAAAATTGAACTGGCAAGAATATTTATAAATATTCTTACTAGCGCCTAATTTTTTAAAAGTAAGTTAATTGCTAAAGGAATTAACTCCCTTTTAAAAAATTGCATAAAAGAATTATTTAATATAAATCAATATATAGATAAAATATTATATATAATTATAATAAAAATGGAATCAAAAAATTTTGCCGAAGGCACCTTCGGTGATAATATTTATCAAAAAGGATTTAAAGATGGTTATGAAATGGCTATGAAAATGTTAAATAATGTGTCATTTAATAATACTATTTCACATCATTATGATACTAATCAATCTTTAATTGATTCAGGTCTTAATACTAATTTACATTATTATGATAATAATAAATCTTTAATAGATTTAAATCATAATAAATCATCACAAAAATCAGATAATTATTATCAAAAAAATATGAATGAAAAACAAGTACAATTACAAAATAATAATAGAAAAGTTAAAAAAAATAAACAAAAATATGATGAATTAGAAGAATATGTAGAACATTTTACAATAATTTTACAAACAGATAAAACATTAGAAGATATAATAGCAATTATAACAAGATATTTAAATAAAATAAATGAGAAGAAATTATTAATATTATTAAATGGTAATTTAGATAATTATGTATTTTTAAATAAAGATTATAAATTTAATAATCTTAAATACTTATCTAAATTTATTTGTAATAGATTTAAATTATCAATGAATATAGATTTATATATTAATATAAATCTAAATTATAATAAAAAAGAATATCATATAGTTGTTGATAAATATAAAAATCCATCTAATAAACCTGAAAAAATTATTTTAATTCAATAATTCATTTATAAAAAATTGTAAAAATAAATTATTATATAGTCTAATATTATATATAACATATAAAATATCAGTTAATAATAATCAATTATCAAATTAAAAATGGAATCAAAAATCTAAGAACTTTTCACTTTATGTTAATAAATCTTGTAATCTTAAGATATAATTTAAACTAATTAAAATAGTTAATTAGTATAATCACCAGAATAAATAACTATAAATTAGTTATAATATTAAATTTAAGATATGAAATAAATCATTGATAGTTAATAGATTTAAATAGATAAATTAGTTAGTTAGATGTAATAAATATAAGATAATATCTAATAAAATCAAAAATAAATTTAATAATAATAGATATAATAAGTTCAATAAAATTAAGATTAGATTAATGAATAAATCTAATAAGAAGATAAATAAGTTATTGAATTAAAATAAAATTGGATAGATATGGAAGATAAAGAAGATAAAGAAGATAAAGAAATAGAAGATATAAAATCTTAATTATAAAATATGGATTTATAAATAACAGAAGAAATATTAAAAACAATATATTATATTTAGAAAAAAGAATACTCAGGAAAGGAATATAATAAATTCATTGAGCTACATTAGAATACCAGAATGAAATTTAGTTCTAAAAAAGAATAATATATTGAAATGTTCTAAAATAAAATTAATAAATTATTAAAAGATGAAAATTAATCATATGAATATGCGAAATAGATAGTAATGAATAGAACATATAAAGAATGGTAATTATAAGATTTATATGAGATATATTCAAATAATGCAAGATTATAAAGAGAAATAGATATTATAAATGGATAATTATATAAGATATATACTAGTCCAATAAATATTAAAGAAAAACCATTTTAATAAAAAAAAGCTTAAATTATTAAAATATTAAGAGAAAGAATCTAATAATAATTAGATTTAGATGATATATCTCATAGAATTGCTGAAATATTAGTATTATCTTATACTTATATTGATAATTGGAATATAAATATCTTATAATAATTATGTGATGATAAAGATTTCTTAATTAAATAGATATAATATATTATATCATTATATAAAAAATGATTGATTTGGAAAATTATTACTTAAGATGCCTTCGGTATATATCCATTTTTTATATTTGTATTTTGAATCAAATTCAGTAATTATCTTAATTATTTTATTATTTTCAATTAACAATACATATATTTTATTATTTATTTTTTTTATATCAATATATTTATCATTCATTATATATTCTTATATATTTTTATTATATTACTATATCAAATATACATCTTATTAGTTATTTATAATTTTATTATATACAAAAACGAGCTAACTTTAATGATTATATTTATCTAATGATTATAATTATATTTAAACGAGCTATGTGAGCTAAACTTGTTTAGCGATGCGAGTACATTTAATAATTATAATTATATTTTTATTTATCTAATGATTATAATTATATCTATCAAATTATTATAATTATATTTATATCAGTCTAATGATTATAATTAAATATACTCGCATCGCTAAACAAGTTTAGCTCACATAGCTCGTTTAATAAAAAAATTGATAAATTATATAGATTATATATAATAGATAATAAATATATGATATATATGAAAATGACTTATATTGAATTGATAGAATATTTAACACAAATAGAATTCTCTTGGGATTATTATATGGAATATCATATAAGAGATATTCATGATGATTTATATAATATTGTATATAATTATAAAGATATAATAAAATCTTATGATCAAGATATTATTAATAATTTAAAAAATTTTATTAATAATATTTATAATTATGTTAAAATAAATTTAGATGAAAGATTAATAGTATTATTTGTGATATTAGATAATAATAAATATGATATTATATCATATTTAATAAAAAATAATCATTATGATAAAATATTATATTTATATAATAAAAAACTATTATCATCATTTATGATTATTAATCTATCATTTAGATATAATTATAAATTTATTAAAATATGTAAAGACAATAAATTTAAATTTAATGAAGATATCATGAAATATATTAATTTTAATGAGAATATATATAATAAAATATTAAATCTACAATATGATCTAATAGAATATTTTTATAATAGTTATGAAACT